GATCAGATCGCGATTAACGCCATAGACCTTCGGTCCTTTGGTATTGATGTTAGCCCTGAGATCCCCGGCGGGAACCCTGTGTTCCTGACGGTTGGTGATCTTCGGGCATTGGCTGTGGTGGAAGAAGTGCAACCAGTCAAAGAAGACTGCGGTTGCCCAGAAACGGAGTAGAGACGATGAACGAGACGAACGAGACAGAAGACCTGAAGACGTGGTTCAAGGATGAGAAAGGCCGGCAGTGGAGTCTCAAGATCACTGTTGGCAAGTCGATGTTGCTGCGCGACGAGATGGGCCTCGATGTCAACCAGTTGGTTGACCCGAAGTCTGGCTTGTTGCACGAACTCATTGTCGATTCGTGGAAGCTGCTGGACATTCTCCTGCTGCTCACTCGAGACGACCGCAAAGGGCTTAACGTCAGCGACCGGGATTTTGCCGACGCGCTGGGTGGTGAGACTCTGGACGAAGCAACCGAAGCCTTTCTGTATGGAGTGACCTCGTCGCTAAAAAAATTGCAACGACGGGCATTCGCCGCGATGACTCGTCAGATTTCGACGGGGATGGAGAAGGCGGCACAGAAGATCGAGGCGCAGATCCAGAAGGTGGAAGCGAAGATGGACCAGCAACTCGATTTGGTTATTGGGAACTCGTTTTCCGAGCAGCAGGAATCCTCCGAATAGACCCTAGACCTTGGACGTTCGGGGAACTTCAGGGGATGCTTGAGGCGTATGAATTTTCAGCATGGGACCACACTGCAAGTCTTCTGGCTTGCATTGTTGGCATGATGAAGAAGGGTGTTGAGGTGAAGGATTTCCATCCTTACCGCAGGGCTCAAGAACGGACAGCGAGTGTAGGTCAGTCGCTACAGTCACTGAAGGGCCTTTTACCGAAGTTCGAGGACAACAGCGATGGTTAACGCCGGCGCGGCAAAAACCTCTGGCAACATCAGCATTCGCTACCGAGTGAAGCTGAAGTTGAACTTCAAAGAGCTTCTGAGTAAGTCTTGGGAGGCGAAGGAACGCAACCTTCGCCGTGCCGGTGCAATCGTTCGTGGAATCATGCGGCGTTTGATTAGATACCGCAAGAACCCTCGCATCGCTTCGCCTCCCGGGACTCCTCCGTTCGCCCACTTCAAGCCTGGCATCAAGAACACGATTCAGTTTGCCGTCAGCCGCAACCGGATGATCGTCGGTCCTCAAATCGCTCGCGACAAGCCGAACATCTCGCCTGTCCCGGGTGCCCTTGAGCACGGTGGTCGGACGCTGGTCAAAGTTCAGGTTGGGGGTCCCGGCCCGAAGAAGAAGAAAAAGAAAAAGACGACCCCTTCTGGCAAGCCGATTCCACCTTGGCTGCTCAAGAAAATCATGGCGAAGAAGCAGCAGAAGAGACAGTTCATTCGAGTCCCGGCTGACATTCGTCCACGCCCGTTTGCGAACCCTGCGTTGCAGATCTTTGCGAACAGTCCACAGTACGCTGAAATCTGGAGGAATTGCATCAAATGAGCAGTGGCGGTTTAGGCATGAAAATCCGCGCCGCCAATGCGTTTGTGACGCTTGGTGTGCAGGACAACCTGTCAAAGGGTTTGTCCATGGCGGAACGAAAACTGAAGGACTTCGGTCAACGCACGGCGAGCATGGCTACCAAGCTGGCCGGCGCGGCTTTGGCTGTTGCTGGTCCTGGTTTGATCTCCGCGCAGGCTTTTGCCGGCTTTGAAAGCACCATGGCCCGTGTTCGCGGTCTTACTGGCGCGACCAAAGACGAATTCACTCTGCTGTGGCAGGAGGCCAAGCGGTTGGGTGCAGAGACCCAGTACACGGCGAGAGACGCTGCTAGAGGCATGGCGTTCTACGCCCAGGCTGGTTTCAAAGTCACCGAGATTCACGCGGCGATGTTGCCGACGTTGGACCTAGCAGCAGCTGGTCAGCTTGATGTCGCGGAGTCCGCAGACATTCTGGCGAAGATCATGCACGGCATGGGTGTGCCCGCAACCGACTTAACGTACCACGTTGACGTACTCACCAAGGCGATGCAAACCGCCAACACTGACCTTCGTCAGTTGGGTGAAGCGTTTAAGTATGCGGGTGCTGTGTCCAAAACAGCCGGCATCAGCTTCGAGGAAACGACCGCTTTCCTTCAGATGATGAGCAACGCCGGCATCCAAGCCGACATGGCTGGTACGACATTGCGTGGTGCTTTGCTCGCTCTAACGTCACCGTCGAAAGAAGCGGCAGAGCAGTTAAAGGCGTTGAAGATCGACACGATGGATGCGAACGGGAACTTCGTCTCCCTCGCGGATGTCGTCAGGCAGTTTGAGTCGGCTATGACGGGCATGGGCTCTGGCGAGAAACTGGAGATCCTCGGTCGGATCTTCGACAACCGTCAAGCGTCTGGCTTCGCCGAGGCTGTTGCTCAGGGTGGCGATGCGCTGAAGAAGATGACTGAGTCGCTTCGGGACAGTAGCGGTGCCGCTGCCCGTTTCCGCGCCATTCAGATGAACACAGTTGCCGGTCAGTGGGAGTTGTTCACCAGCGCGATTGAAACCTTGCAGATCACTCTTGGTGAGGTCACAGGTAAACCACTTCGGTCGTTGCTTCGTGGGCTGACAGAGATTGTGTCCGCTACCCTTCGTTTTGTGGAAGCGAACCAGTGGGTTGTAACCGTCCTCGGCGCGATTGGTATTTTGCTTGCCGCCGGTGCAGCATACTTCCTCACGCTTTCGTTCGCGGCAATGGGGGCGCAAGCCGCAGTCCAGCTGTTCGGGTTTACGGTTTCTGCGGTAAAGACGATTATCCTCGCCTTGAACATGGCGATTCGTGCTGTTTCGATTTCAGTCATGCTGCTGGCGAATCCTTGGGTTGCGCTGATTGCTGTGGTGACGGGCGTGGTCCTGCTGGTAAACCGCTACCTGGCCGGCTGGTCCGTTACGCTGCACGACACTAACGGCGCGTTCAGCGACATGCTGTTGCACATCAAGTGGGTCATGCAGGGCATTTACGACGCGATTGTCGCGGGCCGGATTGACCTCGCCTTTAAGATCGCACTGGCCGGTGCAAAGCTTGCTTTGTCTGAAGGTCTTATTGCGATTTCGGCGATGTTTGGGGTGACGATTGAAGACCTGTCGAGAATGATTGCTGAACTGTACAAGCAGTTCATGGAAGTAGTTACTCGAATGAACAGGTGGCGAGCCGAAGCGAGCAACTGGCTTGCTAAAGCCATGGGCAAGGTTGTCGGTGTCGATGTGCAGGATGGCGACTCTGCTGCTCTCGCTGCTGCCACCGAGTGGCAGAAAGCAATCGACGGTATCGACACCTCGAAGCTTGGAGAGAACATTGCGGAGGCGTTGGATCCAGAGAAGCAGAGGCAAGCACTCAACGACCTTCTTGGTGAGGCTGCTCAGGCTGCTGATAAGGTATTCCAAGACCCAAGCACAGGTCCAACGCCCCCGGTTCGCCCGTTTGACCCAGGCTTAGGGCCTGACGGCATCATCGGAAACGGAGAGGCGCAGAAGTTCGCGTCGATTGGTGGGTTCACTGCGTCGATGCTCAGTCGCCAACTTCCAGGTGCGAAGGGTAAAGACGCTCAGATTGCAGACAACACAAAGAAAACCGTGATCGAGTTGCAGAAGATTGGTGCTACCCTTGGCGGCATGGGTGGCATGGTCTTTGCACCGTAGGAGCCGATATGCCAACAACTTTTTGCGTTAACTCAAAAATCACCGAGAGTGCAGACTCACCAAAGTCGCAGTCTAGCGGCATGAACAGCAGCAAGACTCGGACGTTCGAGATCTACGCTGCGAGTGATGCCGCTGCCTACATTCTGCTCAGGGCGTACGCCCCCGCGTTTGATATGGTGGACTTCATACCTCTCACCGCGACCCCAGTCTACAAGATCGACACTGTGCGTGGTTTGAATGGTGGTGTAAACATCTACAAAGGCACCGTGGAGTACAAACACGCGGGGCGCGACGAGCAGACTCAGGCAGGGAACGAGTTGATCGAAGCTGGTCGTGAGAAGGTCACTTGCAGCTTCTCTGGCACGACCGCTCACGTTAACTACGCGATCACCCAAACCAAGTACGGTGCCGACGCGCGTGACTGTAAGAAGGCAGTCAACGTGCAGTACAACGGTGACGTTGAGGGTGTAGACGTTAACGTGCCAACCGGATCGTTCACCGTGTCCACTGTGATCGAAGGCGAGGTGGTGACCAATCAGTGGCTGAAGGAGCGGTTCGAGCAGATCTGGACAATCAATCAGTCTGAGTTTCGCAGCTGGCCTGAAGGCTGCGTTGCCCTGACTGGCATGGACACGCGGCAGCGGGCTGACGGTGACTGGGAGATTGACTACTCATTCGCGATTCAGCCTCCTGAAACGATGACTGAAATCGCTGGTACACCATTCTCACAGCCAGTCGATAAGGAAGGATTCCAGTACGCCTGGGTCATGTTCCGGCCCAAAGAAGACGCTAACACAATTGCACCGGAGGTCGTCGGTGCCTACATCTCCGACCTGTACAAGAAATCTGACTTCGGCCTGCTGGGAATTCAAATCTAATGGACCCGAAGAAAACACAAGCCGGCCAGAAGTTCGCGTTCTCTGCTTCTCTTTACAACGACTTGATTGATGTTGTGAAGTGGGCGAAGACGCAGCGTGGCTTGAACGGTTCGGGTCAAAACAAGATGCGTTCCAACGCCACAAACGTGGGTGTGAAGAACAACGTAGGCTCCCAGTCGGACTCCACGCCGGATTCACTGCCCGCGTTCTCAGTGGTGGAGATCAACAACCGAGTTGGTGTTGAGACGGACTTCATCTGGCTCAAGACACTCGAGGGTGTGACTCCTACCGGATGTTCCCTGCCTGTTGCGATCACACAAGCTCCGTCTCTGCAAGGTGAGATGGTCGAATGCGTGATCGCCGGCGCGACGATTGCTCGCGTCCGAGTTGATTCGTTGGGTGATCGGTTTGCCAGCCCTGTTGCCGGCGAGACGTTCCTAGCCTCGAACTTTGACGGTGGTATGTTCCGCATCCTGGAACCACTTACCTCGACTGGTGTTCAGCGGCTGCTTGTGGCGTACCACTTTGGTGTGACGCAGATCTGCGACACGGGGTCGAGTTCATCTTCGGGCTCAGACTCGTCCGAAAGCCTCTGTCTTAGCATCCCTGGCGTTGACATGGATCTGATTCCGCTGGTCGATGCAGCGACTGTTGATTATGTGCTGGCTATCAAGGATGGTTGCTTGGTGAAGGTTGCCGTCAGTGATTGCGGCGGGAGCGTGTAGTGGCAAGCCTGTGGTCTAAGTTCGGTGGCATCCTGCGCGTCGGAGGGGCGTTAGTCTTCTGTGACTTGTGCCCTTGTGACGAGTCCAGCAGCGGGTCATCCAGCTACACAAGCGGCTCGGGTGGTTCATCTGACGGTTGCACGACTAGCACTTGTGTCGAGGTCGATTGCTGTCCTGGTGTCCTTATCCCCGAGACTTTGAACTGCACGATCACAGGCGGATCGTGTCCTGGGACAGTCTCGCTGGTTTGGGACGGGAGTGCGTGGCGCGGTTCCAACGGCACTTTGGCTATCGATCTTTCTTGTAGTGGAACCCCGGCTGGTTGGTATTTTCAAATCGACCTCGACGCGCAAAGCCCAACAGTCAACAGTTGTGACCCTCTCAGTTTGACGGCAGACTTTTTCGGAAGTCAATGCGGCGATATCACAGCGACGGTAACAGCATGAAAATTGCATTTGTCTGGCCCTTCTGGCAAGCACCCGCGAAGTACGATGAGCTTCGGTGGAGCGTTCGTAGCGTGTACCAAAACTTCGTCGAGCCGGACTGCGAGATCGAAACGATCATCGTCGGTGACCAGCCAGTTCTACGCCGCTGGAAAAACAGTTGGTACAGTGGGCGGGTGATCAACGTCCCGAGAACGGTTCGTGGTACCGGTGCTGTTGGTCTTCAAGACCAATGCACAAAGTTTCTCACTGCACTCCGTGACGACTCACTGCCTGACACGGTGGTGTGGATGATGGACGACGTTTACTTCATCAAGCCAGTTACACTGGAAGACCTGAAGACACCAAGGCATCTGGGTTCCTACGACAAGGACCGAGTAGCCGCGTGGAACCCAAAAGGCTGGTGGCAGGCTGCGAAGAAGCGGACGGTTGAACTGCTGCTGTCCGAGGGTTACCCTGCCTATGACTTCGCGACCCACTTGCCCCATGTCGTAGACAGGCAGAAGGCGAGGGAACTGATCGAGAAGTATGATGCCAACGGTCGGCATCTGCTTTGGGAAATGCTCTACGAAAACATTTGCTTAGGTCAAACACCTGAGAGGGCAACACCTTTCCTGCGTATCATCTCTGACAGCAAGTGTTTGACTGGTACGCGCAACGCCGCTGCAAAAGCCAGTGTGTTGGTGAGCGCAGGCAATGCGTGGAACGAAGCGCATCGTACATTCTTGTACGAGACTTTCCCGAACCACACGCCGGTTGAGGCAGACGCGCCTGTACCACCGAAAGGTTTAAAGTCTCGTCAGCTTGAGAGGACCGCTCGCGTAGAGCACGAACCGATCGCCGCCCCCGCAATTCACAGCAGCAGACCTCTGGTCACTTCAATCTGCAATGCGTATGGTCGTCCAGCGAACTTCCCGTGTCAGATAAACGCGCTGAAGCGGCAGACAGTCGCCAACGAGATCATGGTGTGGCAGAATCACCATTCCTTGACAGCACACAAGTGGCATCGAGATTGGTTTGACCCCGGGCAAATGCAATACGCAAAAGCATCAGGGAACTTAGGTGTGTGGGCAAGATTCGCCTACGCGCTCAACGCGAAGACCGAGTTTGTCTGTCTTTGGGACGACGACGCAGTGCCAGGCCCCAACTGGTATGAGAACTGTCTTGAGACAATCAAGACCCATGACGGTTTGCTAGGGGGCAACGGCGTGGTGTTCCACAGCATCCACGACTACGACAACAGAACGAATCACGGGTGGGCTTATCCAAACGAAAAAGCAGAGCGGGTTGATATAGTCGGACACGCTTGGTTTGTCCGCAGGGAGTGGCTTGGTTTGTTCTGGTCGGAGATGCCAGACATAGATCAAGCACCGGCAGCAGGAGAAGACTTTCACTTCTCTTATGCGTTGCAGAAATTTGGAATCGGGACTTATGTTCCACCACACAAAATCGGATTTAACCGCTACTGGTCAAACGAAAATCCCAAGGCTGCGATGAAACGCGGCGGTGGTGGACCTGCGATTTCTACAGACACCATTCTTGCGAGTAAGGTCAGAGACCAACTTCTGTCTTTTACGTCGAAAGGTTTTCGTTTAATCGAGCACGACGCAATAGCTTTTTAGTGTGCGACCGCACTGTGCGGTGGTGTGCGAAAAAGCACGACAAAATTTTCATATAAACCCATTGTCACGATATGGACTCTCCCTACAATGAAGCACTCGAACATGTGTTAGAGTGTGACATCAGGAGTCTTGCGCGATGGAAACGAGCCTCAAGCAAGCAGCAATCCTCTCTGTGATTGCTGCGCAGCCTGGCATCAATGGGCCGGCCCTTCACCAACAAGTGCAGCACTTGATACCGCTGATTCAATTTCCGCAGCACATCTCGCGTTTGCGGAAGCGCGGTTTCATTACCTCTGAGCGGTGCCCAAGCAACCGCAAAGTGGTGGAGATGCATTTGTCAGCAGAGGGGCATGCCGAGCTTGAATCCCTGCTGCAAATTCTCGCCTTTGTGCAGAAGAATGCTCGCAAAAGACCTAACGTGTCTCGCTAACCGTTAAAGTCGAGAAAAGCCGACGCTCGTTGGTCGGCAAGCTTAGAGAGTGACCGTCGAAAAGTACCCTCTCCAAACCACCACTAACCAGCCGAGCGTCGGCAAGGAGCTTCCATGTTACCAAGTTTGAGCCCTGAGAATATCGCGCAAATCCTTTCCCTGATGGTACAACAGCCGGTCAAGGAAAACAAGACCAAGCAAGA